TTCCCTAATCATACTAGGCCTGACTCAGATTATACAGCAAATACTCAAGTAACCGGAGGAGGTAGTCCTCATGAGAATAGGCCACCATATTATGTATTGGCTTATGTAATGAAAATAAGATAGGAGGTAATTATGGTAAATTCACAAGAGATAGTAGAGAGAACCTTCTATATATGCTTATTGAATGTTCTCTTAGAAAAGAAGATGGGACTTAATCCTGAGGATTATTTACCTTTATCACAAGAGAATGAAAAGAGATTCCAAGAAGATAAGGAAGCAATAGATAAGTTCATTTACTTATTTGGTATAGGTAATAACCAGGTAAGAGGTCCTAAAACTTGTCCAAGGATAACTATAGAAAGCACTGCTTATTATCCTGGAGATATTGGAGTAGAGAAATATATCATTGGAGATAAATTAGAGGCAGGCAATTATCAGATGTCAGAGTTCCCGTATGAAACCAAGGATATCACTATCGATATTCATCTGGTAGCAACTACTCAGAATGATATGAGATTACTTCATTCTATTCTTCATGAAGCATTACCCACTAGGGGATATATAAGACCTTACTTCAATGATTTAGAAGAATGGGATAAAGGTAGGATAGCTCCTACTGGGAATCTGTTTATAGAGATTGGTAATTTCTATGACCATCCAGATGAATCCCATGGATTATTGGAAAAGGTATACCAATATGTATGTAAGGATGGTATTATACCAGAAAAACTGGTAGAAATGGGGGATCTAATACCTATAAAAGATATAAGTCTTTTACTAGGACCAGAATACCAAAAGGACGAGGAGATGCTCAATCTCAATATACATGTTTAACTCAAAAATTTACTAAAATGAAAAAGTTAGTGTTTATGCTGATGGCACTCATTTTACCAGTGTCATTGTTTGCTGCAGAAGTAGAACCTTCAACTGGTTCAGAGTTCGTAATCAATCTGGGTACCTTTACGGGTATAGTAACTTTGGTATCATCTTTGGTTACTCAGATACTAAAGGTAATCCCAGCTATCAAAGACAACAAACTGGCTAAGATTGGTATATCTGCCTTAGTAGGTATTCTTGTATGTCTTATAGCTTGGGGATTACAACTTACACCATTATTGGAAAACTATCCTTTCTACCAGGTATTAATTTATGGATTAGCTGCTGGTTTATCAGGATGTGGTTTCTATGATGTGATTAAGGCTATCGGAGGTTTATTTAAGAATAAAGGGGATTAATTTTCTAATAATACCAGTAAGGTAACGATACTTACTGGTATTAATTAAATTAATGTATAACCTATAAAACACAAGGATATGTCAAAATCACCAAGCGTTGTTTTTAAATTCGAGAACAACAATGTTCAACAGACTACTCCTCTTTTAGGAGTATCATGTTTCTTGGCTAGAACTGAAAAAGGTCCCTATGATGATCCTTCAGAATTAATCACTTCTTTCTCTCAATTCCAAAGAATATTTGGTAAAGAGATTGTACCTGATGGTTCTGTATCTAACATAGAGAAAGCTTTAGTAGGAGGTTCTAAGCTAAGAATTATTCGTGTATTGGGAGCAGGTGCTAAAAAGGGTACCATTACTAAAGCAGAAGACTCTAGAGTATTAGAAGAAGATGAGATTGAATTAGCTTCTGCTATACCTGGAGAAGTTCAAGCTTCTGAAGTAATGAAATTTACTTCAGAAGGTACTAATGTAAGCTTTGGTTTGGTAACTAAAGGGTATGGTGATCCTATTGGTTCTGGAAAAACCTTTAAAGTAGGTTTTTCTAAATCAGTGAATACCATCTTTTATAACATATATGATGCCAATGGTTCTATCCTGGAATCAGGTCCGGTAATTACTTATAAAACTAAGGATGCTCAGAATAAAACTTCTGTAGATTACCTGGCTTTAAGCAACTTTGCTAGTAATTCTGCATACCTGGAACCTAAGATGGTAACCACTACCGATAAGATTAAGTCTTTCGAAAACCTGGTAGCTTGGCTTCAGACTTCAATTGACCAAACTGAGAATCCACTAACTATCCAAGTTGGAGGTAAAGAAGCCACTAGTACTGAGACTATGTTCAAGGGTACACTGGGTACTGCTGGTGCTGACCCTACTGCAGATGAATGGATTGCTTCTTTGGATTTGGTAAAGGATTATACAGATGTTTATCAGTTAGCTTGTTCTCATATTCATCAACATCTGAAAACAGATCAAGATGTTTTAAAAGTACATAAGGCTGCTAAAGATATGTGTGCTGAATTGCAAGAATATACCTATTACATCGAAGTACCTAAATATACTACCCATTATTCTGAGGGAACTCAGCCTAGAAATAAGCAGAGCATTATCACTTGGATTAATAACTGTTTGGGTAGTATCGGTAACTCTAGGTATGCGGCCTATTTTGCAGGTGGTATCAAGTACTACAATGAATTCGGATTGCTTACTAATTCAGATGTATTGGGTACCATCTTCGGTTTGGGTGATACTTCTGCTTCTAACTATGGACCTTGGAAGTCATTTGCCGGTATGAACCGTGGAGTAATCTATGATGGTCAGGGCCCAGTAAGTCCTAACTATGGTAGTGATTCTCGTTATAATGAACTAAACGAATTGGCTCAGATGTATGCCAACATGATTGTAATCAAAGATACTCCGTCTTCTGGTAAACAAACCATGTTATGGCATTGCTTCTCTTCTCAAGTAAAACAAGATTCAGAAAGATTCCTTTCAATTGTAAGGTTGAATTTGTACTTGAAGAAGACTCTTCGTCCTATATTGAATAAGTATTTGGAAGAGCCCAATATCTGGGGTACTTGGAAGAATATCTATCTTGAGGTAAAACCAATCCTAGATAATCTGGTAGATGAAAATGCTATGTCAGAGTATACATGGATGGGTGACCAGGATGCTGGCTCTTATTCAGAACTCTCCGTAAATAATGAAGCTGATGTCCGTCAGGGTAAATATAAAGTAATCCTGAAGTATAAGGATATTGTTCCTATGCAAGAAATTACAATTAACATTGTAATCGATGCAGCTTCTAAATCAGTTAATATTTCAGAAAACGAATAACATTAAAATCATAAAACATGGGAGCAAAAGTAAAGAATCCTAGAAAGAAATTCCTATGGAGCATCTCTTTCCCAAAACATCCTATCAATACATATCTATTCCAGACTTGCCAACTTCCAGATATTGAGATTGACCAGGTTGCTCATGGTGATGTAAACAGAGATGTAAAAACTGCCGGTAGAGTTACCGTAGGTAATCTGGTAGTAGAGAAACTTTTAACTACTGCTGGTTCAGATACCTGGCTTCAAGATTGGTTATATTCTTGCCAAGATATGATAGCTGGAGGTGGGTTAGTTCCTAGTGAATATTGGGAAACTGCCATTGTAAATGAACTTGCAGAAGATGGAGTATCTGTCCTAAATACTTGGCTGCTTGAAGAAGTTTGGCCTTGTAAAGTAACTGGCCTTGACTTAGATCGTATGGCTTCAGAAAACACAATAGAAAATATAGAATTTTCTGTCGGTACTTGCGATAAGTATTAACTCTCTTAGTCATTTTTTACTAGAGTTTTAGGTGGAGGGGTGGGATTCCTAGATAAGGAGTTTCACCCCTTTCTTGTTGATACTTACCGCTACTATGAAATTATGAACTTTTAAAAATTAGATAAAATGGATATGACACTAAGAACCTTAGTATTCACTGCTCCTTCTGGTAGACTTTTTGAAATCAGAGAGCAGAATGGTGAAGATGAAGAAATTATCACCAACCCAGTAGATTCAAAGAATCTTATGAATCTTACCAAGTATATTTCAGCAATAGTAGTTAAAACGAATGCTACTAAGTCAGGTAGATTAACCATAGAGGATGCTCTTAAGTTACCTTTGCTGGATAGATACTGTATCCTATTTAATTCTCGAATCTTTTCATTGGGGGAAGAAGTAGAATTTACTTATAAATGGGATAACAAAGATTCTGTAACTTACTCTCAGGACTTGAGAGAATTTCTTTTCGATTATGCAGTACTTCCTACAGAACAAGAGTTAGATGAAAAACCTAATGCCATTCCCTATTACCCGGGAAGACAAGGAGAAGACGGATTTACTCTTATGCAATATACAGAGGAATTGAACTCAGGTAAGGTAATCCAATTTGAATTGATGGATGGAGAAAAGGAATCCCAAATGGTTCAGCTTTCACCAAGTAAACTTACTAGGCATTCTACTCTCCTACTTCGTAATCTTAAATTAAAGGTAGGAGATAAGTTTGAGAAAGTAGAAAACTTCTCTTTATTCTCATCAAGAGATATGGCAGAAATTCATCGTTTGGTAAATACAGTAGACCCAATCTTCCATGGGTATACTCAAATTGAGAATCCGGAAACTGGGCAAACTATTGATTACCCAATCATGGCTGCTCCTGATTTTTTCTACTTGACGGGAGATATAATTTAGAGGAAGATTACATATACATTACTCGGGCTGAGATAGTCTTAGACTATCTCACCTTTTTGTGTCTACCCGTTCGTAAAAGAAAGAAATTCCTACTCATAGCTGAGAATTATTATAAACAAATGAAGAAGAAAATGTCAACATGATAGGAGATACAAAAAGTTTAGTAGAAGTCGGGGTATCAATGGTACTCCGAGATAAGTTTAGCTCTGAAACCGGTAAAATTTCGCAATCATTCAACAATATGATGAATGATATGAATGACTGGAACAGGGCTATTCAGATGAGTGCAGGTAATGCTGTACAAAACAGTATGAAATTCCTTGGAGGCATGGCAGAAGCTTATCAGTATTCGGCCAAGGTACAAGATACTATATTCATGGCCTCAAAGATTGCAGGAGCTACAGCTGAGCAACAAACAGAAATGATGCAATTAGCTCAAGCAGTCAATGCAGTTACTCCCTTGACTGCTGCAGATATTGCTTCCGGTCAAAGATATTTAGCAATGGCAGGTAATACAGTAGAACAGATAAAAGATATGACTGGGCCTGCTGCTAAGTTAGCATCTATCCTTGGTCAACCATTTGGAGGTAAAGGAGGTGTAGCTGACTTGATGACTAATATCATGTCAATGTATGTTATACCTTCTCAACAAGCTACTAAGGTTACCGATGATTTATATACTGCTGTAACTAATGCTAATATGTCTCTTACCGATTTGGCTCAAGCTATTACTTATGCTGGAGCTGATATGGCTAATGCAGGCTATGACTTAAGACAGACTGCTGCAGCTATCGGTGTATTGGGAGATATGGGTATTCAGGGTTCATCAGCCGGTACTGCATTAGCAAATATGATTCGTTATTTGCAACTTTCTTTAGCCGACCAGAAAAAGAAAGGGTTTAGTGCATTAACTAGCTTAGGTTTAAGTCCACAAGATTTCTTTGATGCCGAGGGTAATCTTATTCGATTAGATAAGGTATATCGTAAGTTTGGAGAAGCTCTTATGAATAAACCCCTTCTGGAAAGAACTAAAGCTTTCTATAATATCTTCGGAGTTCGAGGTACTCGTGATATCTCTAATCAGATTCGAAATATGATGTCGGGTTCTGATAAGATGACTAAGATCTTAGAACAATATGATAAGAACTCCGGCATAGTAGAACAGGTTACTGAGGAAAGATTGAAGACTCCACAGGGTATCATTGAAGCTTTCAAATCTAACTTTGAAAACTTAGTAGTAAATATAGGGTCAACTTTAGCCGACGTCTTTAACCCAATATTAACTGTATTCACTAAGATATCCCAATGGGTACAAGGAATAGCTGGTACTATAGGAGGTCAGATAGTAGTTAAAGCATTAGCTTGGGGTTCAATTACGGCTTTAGTAGTAAATGGCTATAGGTACCTAGCTGCTACTGGCAGAATGCTTTCTACTTATATGCAACAAACCAATACCCAATCTCAGGCTACAGCAAGTGGAGTTAGTAAGTCTGCAGCTGCAGCTGCAGTATTGGAGACCCGATTAATACATATCACTCAGATTATGAGGGAACAATATTACCTTCAAAAGGCAATGGCTTTCGGTTGGACTGCTGGGCCTAGAGGAGGTTGGTATGGGCCAGATGGTAAACGTATTAGGAAGTTTGGAATACCCGGGCCCACATTGGGAGGACTTGGGGGAGGTACTACTAAACCACCTACTCCTACTGCCGGACCTGCAGTAGCTAGGTTAGGTATGAAAGGTTTATTCGGTAGATTGGCTGGATTCTTGGGAGGCTCTTGGGGAATGGCCATTGGTATAGCATTACCTCTTGTAGCAGATTATTTACCCAGGTTAATAGATTCCTTAAACAAGAATACTGATTCTAATCTATCAAAGGAAACTCTAACTAGTGATGAATATTTAACCGAGAAAATGGCAAGAGCTATCAGGGCAGCTTTACTGAATGATAAACCTAATGGTACTGTTAACATTACTATTGATGGAGCTCCTGTTGGTTCTGTAGCTCCAGGTGAAACTTTAGGAGTTAATTATGCTACTCAAATTGGATTAATACCTTAAATTATGGCAAGAATATTAGGAAAACTAGCAGGTAAGGTTGTTAAGAAATATAATAATCTTACCCAAGATACTGCTGGAGTACTTACCGGTCCCCTAAATAAACTATGGAGAGCTAAGATACACCTTAACCGATTAACTTCTGGTTTACCTAAGGATACTGCTCCAAGAGGTAAACTGTTTAATCCTAATGGGGCTTTGGGAGAAAAAGAAAGATCTTCCAAGAACCCAGTACTTAACAGTTCTCTTCAAAGCATTAGGAGATTACAACTTCAGCATGGAAATCTTAAGATTGACAAAGATGATCCTGCTCAAGGTAGGACTGTAGTAGAAAACAATAAACTTTATGGAGTAAGCCAAGATATAAGAAAACTGAATCAGGTAATCATATATAATACTAATGTTAGCCCATACCAATATATTGTTTTACAGAATAGACCTCTGAGCTTTGATTTTAGAGGAGAAACAACTTGGGCCACCATTAAGTCTATGGGTAGAAATACTCCTATGTATCATTATACTGGTTCAGAAGATATTGTACAATTCAATGTATCTTGGTACTGTGATGATCCGGATAATCCTGCTGAAGTATTAACTAAATGTAGGCTATTAGAATCCTGGAGTAAATCTAATGCTTATCAAGCAGCTCCCCCAATCTTACAGATTCAGTGGGGAAATTCTGATACTTTTGAAGGTCATTATTATATACTTACTTCTGCCACATATTCTCTTTCTAATTTTAGAAATGCTTCTAGACAACGTATGAAAGGTTCAGTAGATATAAGAGAAGACCTAAATCTGTATCCTGCTACTGCTACTCAAGAATTAATATTCAAACGAGTAAGCTCATATAGTTTATCTTATGAGGATATTGTTAAAAGTAAAGCTGCAGAAAAGACTGTGGGTATTTTTACAACCGATAAAATCAAGTAACTATGGATATAACTTCTTATTTAGTTGGAGCAAGTCCATACGATAATGGATTTACTCTGAATTATGGAGATGGAGATTATTCTTTAGAATCCTACCCATTACTTATACCCTCTTCTCCCAATGACTTTCAGCATACCTTGAAAGAGGGTGAAACTCTACAGAATATCGCTTATAGGTATTATGGAGATTCTGGTAAATGGTATATTATTGCTGAGTATAATAACATAATAAATCCGTTCACTGAATTAAAAGGTGGAATGGTATTAATGATACCGGCTTATGGAAGTTAAAGCAAATAATCCCATATTATATAAAGGCACAGGTACTCCTTACCTAGCCATTTTTGATAATCAAGGTATACCAGTTATGAACCCTCTTACTGGTATACCTTTAGGAGCGTATATAAGTAGCTGGTCATATGTATATGATGAAGAAAAAGAAAACTTAGCTACAATAACTATTGATACTGGTAATCCAGATACTGTAGATGTAGAAGCTTTACAGGAAAATAGAGATATCTTTTTACAGTGGGGATATATTTTTAGTGATGGTACATTTGTATCAAGCCCAGCTATAAATATCAAAGTAAGAGATTTCGATTGTATCTTTGATTCTACAGGTACCCATATAACTATCAAATGTATTGATGGCACGAATCATCTTAGGTTTATGCCCCCTCATAAACCTACTGAGGATACCGATGATAGTATGGTTAAATTCTTGGATTCAGGATGCGGATTAAATGTTGGAGTAATAATAGAAAGGTTTGAGTAATGGCAAATATAATAAGTAATCAAG